GCTGAGACGGGGCGCACTCGATACGTGTTCGCGGCCTTAGTGTAGTAGTACATGCCGCCGTAGTTGAGGTTCAGAAGCCATGCGTTGGCCGCGCTGTACTCGGTCGAAGTCCAATAGGCATCTTCCACCAACTGCGTTGCACCCTCAATGAGCGACAAAGCATAATTGATTTTTGTCATGTTGGCATAAATCATCATCATTTCGCCCAACGATGGCAACCACCATTTGCCAGCGGTCAAACCCTTGCCGTTGGCGTTCACGCGGCTGTAAGCATGGCAGAAGCCGGGGGCATAGCCCTCACCGCTCATTTCGGTATGGGTGATTTGGCTGGCCGTGTTCGCCTTACCTGCAAAATCGCTGTAAGCGGTTTCGCGGTTGCTGGTAGTCACACCGCCACCTGCCACGTTGGCACTGCCCCAATTAAGTTTGGTTGCGCTTTCCGTCGGGGCCACGACTAACACATGGCCACCCTCGACTACCACAACACCGTCGGCCACCTCTCCGGCGTTTTGCTGTGCCGTCCACTTGTGTGGTTTGTACATGATGGGGTAATCGTCTTGCTTACGATGGCACATGATAAACACGCCATCCTCCAGCGAATTGAGGTTGAGGCCACCCATTAAAGCGGCTTTCAGATTGGCCAATGTAATCAGGGTTACATTGCCGTTGGCATCAGTCATTGGAAATTTCTGTGCCGATGTGACAGTCGTAACAGTTGTTTGGGCTGTCAGTTTCTTTGTCTGTTTTGCCATAACTGCATTTTTTTAATTGTTAAACTTAATCTTGTCTGTTAATAATTCTCGCTGTGTACTTAGTAGTGAAATTGTCAATGAGTTGTGAACGGCTGCTATCATATACTAACATGATGGTGAGGCTGTCACCGCTACCCATTGCAACTGAGTTCCAATTGCTACCATCCCAATGAGTAATTAACGGTAATTGGTCGGTGTTCCACGGGTATGTGTTTGAACTGCTTTTGTTCCTGTTACGTCCGTAAACTGACCAATTATTGTTATTGCTCAAATCGGATATGATGGTAATTTTAACCATGAAATTTGTGCCTTGGCTGATTCCCAACGCTTCACAAACTGCACTCAATCGTGGCAAACATACGCCAGAATTACCATAATCGCAATGTACAATGAATTGGTTGGCTTTGTTCATATTCAATACTGCGCCACCCTCATAGATAGTGTTGGCGGCTGCAATCGTATATTTATAGAACTGATAGCCAGCAATCCAGCCATCTAATATGCCGTTGCCACTACCCTTAAAGGCATAATTTCGGCCACCATTCTTTGCCGATAATATGAGCGCATAGTTAGCACCAATTCCCCATTGATCGCTTGTGTCCTCATTCTCAAACCGTGCCACGGCTCTCAATCCCGATGAGGTCGGGAGTACATTACCACCTATTCCTGCAAATGCCTTTTTGCTGTCATTTCTGAAAATGATGTAAGCATCATTGGTGAATGGGTCATTTGACAATCCGTTGCCGCTGATAGTAAATCCAGCAATCTTGCCACTCTGTACAGTAATGTTGTTGAATGTTCCCGTCTGGCAGGTCACAACACCATCCTTTGCAAGAAACACCGTGTTTCCGGCGGCGTTCTTCATTTCGATGGCCTCAACACCCAAATTCTTAATGACTGCATACGTGGCCAACAATATCTGTGTGGCCACAATCTCCACTTTGTCCGTGGTCTGCCAATAGTGGTTTGTATTGTCGGCATCGCTCAACGGGTAATTGTTGGCGGTCTTGGTGTGGCTCTTCACACATGAGTAATAGTTGCCATTCCAGATAACAACATCTTTGTATGGCTCTGTTTCCGCTCCTTGGTAGAAGTTGTAACCAACGGCCACATCTGCCCAATTCTGAGGGCCGCGCAATGAGGGGCCGACGTTTCCACGGTCGCCCTTGTCGCCCTTGTCGCCTTTGTCACCCTTTGGGCCTTGGATTTCTCCTAAATCAATCCAATAACCACCGTCCTTAACCCACAAATGCTTATCAGCGGTTGTGTAGGCATCGCCATCCTCGCAATAATACGTTGCATCGCCTCTGTTTGTCGGCATCATTACACACGCGCCATCTGGATATGTGGTTGTATCAGGAATATCAACCAAATAATAATGGCCGTTAGTCTTTGATGCAGCGGAATAATCGGCGATTGATGCAAAATGCCCGTCTGCGCTACCCTTTGCCGTGAATGACGTACCATCGGCCCCATCTTCACCTTTAATCTTCGCCCATGTGTAAACGCTGGGGTCTGTGCCCTCGGTTGATGTGGTTTTATTCTTGGCAATGCCAATATACGCTGTGTTTTCGGTTGGTGTGTCATACATGGATGCAGGATAACCCAAACTGCTCAGGCTGTCGGCATACTTAATCCATGTGTAATAAGTTGTGCCGTTGCTACCTCTTGCACCTGTCACGCAAATGGCCGTGGTGTAAAAATCGCGGTCAGTCAAAACGATGTGTGAGCGCGTCCAGATATAATAACCACTAATCCACGTCGGGCGTGACGTTGACCAACTGCCACCACTGAGACTGTACGCGCTTGTGCTTCGGTAATACTCTTCTGTGATATTCACAACGCCATTGCCCGTGCTTCCCTTGCCTCCCGTTATGCAAACGGGGTCGGTATATTCGGGGTCGCCCTCCGAATAGTCAATGCGTGTTCTGCTCCAGATGTATTGCCCATCAATCCATGCAGGGGCATCGGTACTCCATCCGCTTGTGGGGGCGGTGGTGTTTGAGGTGCTTTGTGCATACTCAACATCAACGCCCAACACACTGCGGCCATTGTCGCCTTTCTCACCCTTGCGGATAAACTTAACGATTCTGGTAACGGATGGCATAACTTAGTCCTTTGATGTGATTGTAATTGATACGTCGCCACCTGCCTGAACACACTGCGCTCTGGTCACGGTCTCTGTGGCTTTGGCCGTTCCCATGCTGCCGGGGTTGAGGTAATTGCCCACGGCATCCTTGACCACGAAATAAAACGTGGTGTCTAACGCCTTGGTGCTTGTTCCTCGCTTGACCACAACGGGCGTGTACGTGACAGTGCCGTTGCCGCTGGTGTCCTCTGTGATGGCCTCATCTTCGGGGCTGGGGTGTGGGTCAACCTGCAATGGGTCGCTGGCATCCATAACGCCCTGAATGTCCTTGCCCAATTCCTCCGCACTCGTTCCGCTTCCACGGTTGACGGTAACGCGAAATTCACCGTAACTGTTGATGTCGGTGTCCTGCACGGTAATGGTCTGGGTTGTCTTACCCGTCAACACTACCCATCCGCTGGCCTGCATCTGCTCCCACACGTATGACAGATTGGCCGTGAGTTCCGTGCCTTTCTGATAGGCCATTGCCTTTAACTGACAGCTGCTCCCCTTGTCGTTAATGACAAAGTTCTTTCCGTCGGGGCTTACGATCGTCACGCGGATTCCGTTGCCCGTGGCCTGTTGGATGGGAATATTGTACGATGCTTCGATTTGGTCAGTCTGAGTGCCGTATGACACGGTGGCCACCATCTTAATGACGGCTGGCGCAAATCCTGCGGCCTGTGCAATGTTCTTGACAATCTGAATACCATAATAAAGGTTGTCACCTGCCGGGGCAATCTTCTTAAACAGCCCTGCAAATGTTCCCGTGCTGGTATCGCCATTCCACTGAATGAGTGTGCCGTTGAAATAGAAATTGATGGCATCGGGTGTTGCAACACCCTCGGCCACACGGCTCGACGTGCATACGAAATAGAGTTTGGGTTTCGTTACCTCAAAATTGGGGTAGATACCCGTTACTTGGCTGGTGCTGCCCTCCCATTCCTGGTATATGTCACCATCAGGACACATGATAACGGCGGCATACGTTCCAGCCTTAGACACAAATTTGATGGTTCTTGTTGTTGATGCACTGCTCATGGCTTATTCTGTTTCGGGGTTTTCAGATTCGGTTGTCTCACTCTCGGCCTCGGCTTCCGCTTCGGCTGGCTCTTCGTCGGTATCGCCATCGCCCTCATCGTCTGTCGGCTCTTCGGTGCTGGCGGCTGCTGGGGCCTGGCCCTCTCCGTTTTCATCGGTCACGGCTTCTGCCTCATCGTCTGTCTGATGTTCGGGGTCTGCCTTGGCCTCATCCATGATAAAACGCTCATCGGTGGCCACGGGCAAAGGTCGGTTGTACGTGCCATCCTGCTCTTGCTTGGCCTCATGGGGCATGAGGGCAATGCCGCCAATCTGCGTTAGTGTCTCGTTGAGCATAGGCAATGGGCCAAATGCGGTCATATCGCCCTGCCAAAGAATGTAATTACCATCTTTCAGTTTCAGACGGTCATTTTCCAGATGCAAATAACTTGCAACTTTCGGATTTGCTTTAATGTAACGTGCCATAATCTCGATATTTTTT